TCGTCCTTATCCTGCTCAAATTCCATTACCGGCACCTTATTTAGCACCTGCAGCAGCAGCGGCAGCAGGAGGTAATAAACGAAGAAAAACTAAAAAATTAAAGAAAAGTAAACGCCGTCGTTCTTCTAAATAAGTTTCATTTTTTCAACTTTATAATTTCTTGAATTATAAAGAGATAATCTTGATTGAAATTGTCTACGAAATGTTGAATCCACAATATCAATAATTAATGGATTTATTTCTCTTCCAACTTTTTCAGTTCTTAGAATTCTCCCAACAATTTGATCTACATCAGGTCTTGGTGTTGCGATAATAAGAGTATTTAAAGTAGCAACATCAAATCCTTCTTTACACATTTGATACGTTGCAAGTAAGACTTTCTTAGTTGAACACCAAATAGTTCTTTGTTCAGATTTAACTTCACGACCAAGAATACATGCTTGTTCTTGAATTTCTGAAGGAAATAATTCAAATAAAGTTTTTAAATGATCTACTCTATCAGATAAAACTAAGAGTTGTCGTTTATCTTCAATAACATCTAATAAAATTTCTACAAGGAATTTATTACGTTCTTGAAATTCTACTAATTTATTAACCATTAATGATGTGAACATAACACCTTGAGAATTATAAATAATTGTATTAAATTCTTCATTATCAGGTTCAAATTCATATACTTCAACTTTAACATTTTCATCTTTTTTATCAGATGTATCTGATTTATATAGAATTGGACCAAGAAACCAATTTATTACATGCATTAATTTATCTTTACGTTCAGGCGTAGCAGATAAACCAAGCATATATTGACAAGTTAATTTTGGAATAGCTTGTGAGAATGATTCAGATGCAATATGATGACATTCATCAACAATAAGAAGTCCAAAATTTTCAAATACTTCTGTAGAATAATCTTTTAAAGAAATACTTTGAAGCATAGCAACAACAATATCTTTTTCTTTAATATCTATTTTGTCTCCTTGGATAGATCCAATTCTTGCTTTGGGGAGGAATGCTCGAATTCTATCAATCCATTGATCTCTGAGGAAAGTGTTGTGTACGAGGATGATTGTTGGGACTCGTAATTTGGAGGCGATGAAGAGAGCACAGACTGTTTTACCTCCTCCTGTTTGGAGGGAGATAATTCCATCTCTAGGTTCAGGGCAGAGAAAAGATTTAATAACCTCTTCTTGGTTAGTTCTAATGCTTCCATTAAATTCCCAATTAGATTCATTCTGCTTTGTAATATTACGCAAAGATGATTTCAATGGACCAAAATGCTGAATTCCAAAATGTTTAGGAACATATAAGAATTCAGAATCTTCTTTATATACAGGATATTTCTTTACATATTGAGGTTTCACAAATACAGAAGGAATATAAGGTCTTACATTTAGTAAAGATTTCATATGATTTAAATTAGAAATATCTTTTTTTGCTATTTTATAACCTTCTAAAGTCAACATACTATTCTTATATTTTGAATTTATATATCCATTTTAAATCTACCATTTCTTAATTTAAATCCTTTTTGTGGTGGTGAATCAATTATTATAGGTTTTTGAATTTTTGGAATAGGTTTAGGACTAGGACTAGGAGATGAAATACCTAAAATTTCATTTATATGTGGATGTAATCTTATAGATTCTTGAGCAAATCTACTATCTTTATAAGTTGTAAAAACTTGTTCACATGAAGAAAGAGTAAAAAAGTCTACTAACATATCAATATTTAAATCATTTTTAGATATTTCTAATTTTTCAGGAGAAATTTCATGTAAGGCACCTTTATGTGAAATTTGTAATGATAATGAAGTTAATATAATAGCATTAGGACTCATATTTTTCCATATTTTTGAACTTTCACTATCATCTGATACAACAATTTGTTGTTTATTTTTCCCATATGTAAATACATTTAAAGATAAATATTGTATAGGCAATTGACGACCTTTATTATTTTTATATGTTATACGATCAGTTCCCCGAATATGTATACCTATAGAACTTTTAAGATTATATTGTTGTTGTCTAATTAAAACTTCTTCAGTAATTTTAGGATTTATAACTCTAAAAACATCAGCAAAAAAACTAGAGTTGTCAAAAATAGTTCTCATTCCAAAACAAGATAAAACTATAACATCTGCATTAAATTTCTTTTTTTCATTTAATATACCTATATCTAATTTAAGTTCTATTCTTTTTGTATATAATTCATCTGTAAAAGGTTGATGAATATTATCTTTCCAATAAGAAGGATAATAAGTAGCATCTGCTGGAATATCATTCAAAGAATTTAAAGTAGGCATATTAATTAAATTAAAATATGTATAAAATGATTCATCTGTGTGTCTAATATATCTATCAGTCCAATCAACATAAATTTGTAAATTATTATCAAGAGCATATTTAACTGCCATTTTTAAAGATTCTAATCTATCACCAAATCCTAGCCATCCTTTAACAACTAAATATTTCATCCTTATTATAATAAAAGAATGTTAGATGCCGCTTTAGTTGAATTTCTAGGAACATCTCTTTTAATTGGAACTATCTCTTTTACTGGAACACCTGTATTAATTGTTGCTGCTCTTGCAATTGCTATTGCATTTGGTGGGAAAGTATCAGGTGGGCATTTTAATCCTGCAGTGACTGCATGGGCTCTTGCTTCAGGAAAAATAGGTAAAACTAAAGCACTCCAGTATATGATTGCGCAAGTTGGTGCTGCATTAAGTATTTGGGTTCTTAGTTCTATGGTCAAATATTAAAAATGGATTTAAATCTTTAAAAATTATAATTAGAACTGCAAAAATGGAGGAAGAGAAGGAAACGTTTAGTGAATTTACTGAAGAAGAGAAATATAAAAACTATTGTCGTCTAAATTCAACAATGTCTGATATTCAATATAATAGAATTACTCCTGAATGGATAAAAGAACATTCAGAAATAATTCAACAATATAGAGATTGGTGTTCTAATTATACAAGACTTTATCCTGATGATGATGATAGTGAACTTCGTATTAAACTAGCAGGAATTGAAACTTTCTTGAATTGTTTATGCGAGCAACTAAAAAAATATGGAACATTCAATATTAGTCTATATTATAATCTAAATAATTATCTAAAGTTTGTAGTTGATTATCATAATGTTACAAGTGAAGAAGATGATTTAGTAAATTTAATTTCAGGGATGAAAGTTACTTCTACTTAAAAACTTCCTTCGTAGATTAAATAAAAGATGAATAAGGTTTTTGATTATAATGGGACGTTCGTCTCCGCCTCTAGACCTGTTAAACAATTAAGAAGTGTAAAAAAAACATTTATGATTGATTCAGCTGATAGAGATTTGGTAAAATATTTTACAAATGGTGATTTTGTAGTTTATTTACCTAGAGTTTATGAAAATGTAGTTTCTATTCGATTAATGGCGGCTGAATTTCCTTTATTATTTAGTGAGGGACAAGGTGGTGCATTAACACATTCTTATTCTAACGGACAAAATATTTTATCTACAGCGTGGAATAGCGATTCACAAATTTTATCTACAGACAATGTTTTTTATTTTTTAATTGATATTGAAGGATTAAACAAAACTGATGAATGTGCTGTAGCAGGAAATCGTTCTTCTTTTCCTGATGGTTATTTTGCAAAAATTCCTGCTACCCAAACTAATAGTGGAGGATTTATAGAATATAATGATCATTCCGCACAAGATAATATTTCAAGATATACTCCTCCTATTGGAAAATTAGATAGAATGCATATTAGAACTAGATTACATAATCAACAAGGTAATCAAGGATTTATTTATTGGACTAGTGATGGTAATATACCTTATACTTCTCAACCTAATAGTCCACAACCAGATGAAGATAATTACAAAAAAATTAATTTTTCTTTAAGTTTTGAGATTGAATATTTAGATAATGTATTTGATGACTTTTCTTCTTTAGAAAGTAGAATTAGTGAGCGTGGCGTCTAGATAAAATTGGTGAAGATCATAACCAACTTCATGGTTAGTAATAAGTACATTTAGAAGACTTAGAAGCCATAGAGCAATAATAATTTTTTCAAATGATGTTAGTCCACGAGGAGGAGCAGGTTGAGGAACTACTACTTCAATAGGAACAAGAGGAGGCATCTCATCATCAGATTCCTCCTCTTCATATTCAGATTCCTCCTCTTCATACTCAGATTCCTCATCCTTATAAACTCCATAATATTCCCAACTGTATTCGCCATGAATATACCAAAGAAGATCAAGAAGACCAACACACATTAGTTGACCATTTGGTTTATAAGTATGATTTTGGCCGAAAAGAACATCGGTAATATCACAACCACAAGTTTCAACCCAATCAAAGATACTATCAAAGTATTTATGGATAATATAATCATAGTAACGTCCATCTGCCGTTAGAGTTAGATGACGCAACCAACCATCTTTTGATAGACGGCGTACATTCTTTGGTGTAAATCCAGCCTCAACTTCTTGTTTAAGAAAGAAATAAGGTTTGTTGCAGATTGAAACGTTGTGTTTATCACGACGATCAACAATATAACCGTCAGGATGAACCCCAAAATAAATGAGTGTGTTGTTGCGATTGGCGTCCTTGAGAACTTTATCAACCATCTGCATCTTGTTTGCCGTATTCTTCATACGATATCAAAAAACATAATCCGTTTTTCATTAACGCATTTTTCTACCCAAATTTACAAATGTATCTAGGGTAAATAAGAAGAATACACCAGTAAAAATATATAACATCATATCTTGCGAAGAACCTGTTTCATAACCAGTTTTATTTTGCTCTATCATATGAAGAATTCTATTTAATTTTAAATCATATGATGATTCTTGGAATGTTGAAGGAGCATAAGCAAAATCAAATCCACCATCTGAAGGATAAAATGGTTTAGTATAACCTTTTTTAGTAGATGAAAAATCAGTCATATGTTCTTTATTAGATTCGACTCTAGCAGGATGGAAATTAGATTCCATATCTTCATCTGAATTAGCAAAAGGCATAGATTTGGATAAATCATCTATAGTTTTCTTATGTTTTTGTATTGCGGCTGTTGTTCTATGAATTGGAGTAGGATGAACTCGACCTTCTTTTTCTGGATCACGAACTTCTTCTTTTGCTCCATATTTTGAGGCCATATTGTGATGTTTTTTAGGAAAAGGTGCTCCCCATACTTCTTCTATACTTGCCATCCTCTACAGTTGTTTCATAGACAATAAAAAAACAAAGGAATTAGTAAATGAATCTCACACAACTTGAATTAGTCCTTGTTGGATTAGTTATAGTTTATATTGCTTTCTTTACCCACCCCGTCCCTCTATTTTTACAATCTCTATTTGAATCCCCTGTCGGCCATGCCCTTGCCTTAGGTGGAATTTTATATGTTTTTGTTTCTAAAAGTCTTGTTGTAGGCGTTTTCCTTGCTATTGCATATGTAATGACTACGAAAAATGTAAGTGAATATATGACTAATGAAACCAAACTTGAAGCGCCTAAACAACCTACTGCAGAAGGTGTAGCTAAACCTGCATTACAGGGAATTGTAGGTGCTTCTATGCCTGGTGAAAAGATGCGTCTACCTTCTATTGCTCAGAAAAAAGGAACACCTCCTCCTTCTAAACTTCCTGAAGTTACACCCCCTAAACCTGTACATACACAAGCCCAGGAAACTTTTGCTAGCTTTTAAATAATGTTAGAACAAATTGATGCTCTTGCTAAAAGTCCATTTGTTATTGGTATGATGATGTTATTACTAAATGTAGGCAGCAGATATGTAGTTCATGAATTTTCGGATTCAGAAGAAGAATATTCTAATAATATATTAATTCGACGTCTAACTATTTTTGCTGTATGTTTTGTTGGAACTCGTGATTTAGTTGTATCTATTTTATTAACAGCAGGATTTGTAGTTTTAGCTAGTGGATTCTTAAGAGGATCACCTATGGCCAGAGAAGGTTTAGCTAATCCTGATAAAAAATTAAGAAAAAGTGCAGGTTTAACAGATGTTGATGCTCCTGCGTATGATAAAGACCATAAAGAATTATTTACTTAAAATAATGGGAATCTGTCAATCTAAAGATTTAGCTATTTGTTTAGTTATTTTTAATCCTGCTAAATCTAAAAAAATTATATCAAATTATTTTACGATGGTGAAAAAATTGGAACCCTTTAATCTTCCAATTTTTACATTAGAATTAGTATTTAATGATAGAGAACCTGAAATTCCTGATGCTTATCATGTTTATGGCCATTCCTACATGTTTCATAAAGAAAATTTATGTAGATTATTAGAGCAACGAGTTCCTGAAAAATATAAGAAAATTGCTTTTATGGATACAGATTTATTTTATGATAATGTAAATTGGTATTATCAAACTTCAAGATTATTAGATAGTTATGATGTAGTCCAAATGTTTGAAAATGCACATTGGATGAACAGTAAAAATACAGAAAAAGAATTATCTAGAAAATCAGTTTTATTTATGGAAGAAGAAGTATTTAATTTTAAATATCATCCTGGATTTGCATGGGCATTTCGTAGAGAATATTATAATGATGTAGGATTTTTTGATTGGGCTGTTTCTGGTAGTGGTGATACACTTTCTTCTGCAAAATGGTTAAATAAAACTCTTCCTTTAAAATTTAGGTCTCTTCCTAAACCTCTTCATACTGAATATATTAATTTTTATAATAAACCTAATCCAAAAATAACTTATTTGAAAGGTGTTGATGTATATCACCTATATCATGGTTCACGTCTAAATAGACAATATTCACAAAGACATGAAATGTTATTTATTAATCAAGATATTAAAGAATTACTTTTTATTAATAATGAAGGTGTTTATGAATGGACGCATAAACCTAAATGGAATGAACTTTTCTTAGATTATTTTATTAATCGAAAAGATGATGAAGATGAAGAAGAATCTAAAAAAGAAGAACTTCTTACAAGTTAGTAATCCATATAGGAATTGGTCGTTTAGTATATCTAGTAATTCCGCGTATTTCCATTTTATTTTTTATATAAAAGTTTTTATATGCTTGAATAGGATCTTCATCTTTATATTCTTGAGGCATAGCTTGAGCAGGATTAGTTATTCCTAATGGTGGAAGCAAAGGAATATTTATTTGTAACCATTCAATATGTTGTTGTGTTTTATGAATTTTTCCATATCTAAAAGTATATTCTTTACATAACTCAATACCTAATTTACATAACCAAATATAATTTTCAAGAGAAGTTCTTGCCCAAATAGAGCAAGGATGATTTATGTGTGCTTTTTTATAAGCAGTGGAAGGTAATGTTAATTCAAGAAACCAATGAACTGAATAAAGCATTTGTGCTGTTTCCACTATCATCTTGACAACGTGTTTATCAAGATGATATTGTGCGCATTTTTTAGGGTCGTAATCCAGAAAGAATATATTCATACTTATTTCGTTAATAAATAAAAACAAATCCGTTTTAACTCCAATCCATAATAATAATTCTTTCTATAATTTTTCCATCATATCCAGCAGTTTCTTTATAAGTAAAATCAATTCCAGGATATTCTTTTTTTAGAATTTCAATAAATTCAGATACTATTTCGCTTGTAAGATTAACCATATTACCTCCATGATTCTGAGGAAAATAATTAGTTGCATGTAAGTTAATAATATGTTTTGTTGATCCTCCTGGAATTGATCTTTTTATCTCATCCCAAATGACTAATAAACATTTATCAAACTGTTCATATTTCATTATTTCTGAATAATAATGTGAACCAGTTTTATTTTTAGATTTTGAAATCGCTTGTAGATTTTCACGCGATTTCACAAGAGTTTTAGGTGGATGATGACTCATTAATAATATTTAATCAATTATATTTAAATTAAAGTTTAATACTTACGCTATTCTTACCTGTTGAACCACCTTTTCTTTGAGAAGTTGCTACTTTTTTAGTTTCTGCATTAGAATTTACAGTTTTAAGAAGGTCATCAATACTTACAGGAGCAGTCATTTCTCTCATTGGAGGAGGTGAAGGTTTTAGAATAGGGGGAGGTTGTGCAGGTCTTGAAGGAAGTTTTACAGGAGATTTAATATTTGTAGGTGGAGGAGGTCTTACACTAGTTTGTTGAGGAGGAGGAGGTACCATACTACTCATAAAACTTGTTAGACCAGCTAAAGGATTATTAGGTGCAGCTTGAGGAGGAGCTACAGGGTTTCCACGCATAGTTGCAGTTTGTTGTTGCATTGCAGCAGTAGCTAATTGCCTTGCAATATCAGGATTTGTCTTTAGAATTTGATCTATATTAGGAACAGGTGATTTCATAGTCATTTGATTAGTTAAATGAACCATGTATACCATCATACATGTTCTTAGAGGAATACGAACTAAAGGATGCATTTTTAAATTATCACCATAAAGATCATATAATTCTTCAAAATCTTCTTCCATATCACCAACATTCATTTGTGCTGATTCAGATAAACCTTCTAAATTTAATCCAAACGCTTTCAAAAATGCAATATTTTTAGAACCCCATTCCATTGCAGACATACCAGTAATATACCAATCACAGAATTGTTTAATTGTTTGATCCATAGCTTTCTCACGACGAATGAAATCAAGTTCAATACGCATTTCTTCAATTGGTGAATCTAGGGTAAATCTTTTACGTAAAGGAACACCAAGTTTTTGCATGCGTTCAAATTTTCTTAGCATTTCATACTTCTCTTTCAAAGTATTCTCTTCAGACATTTTTTTAGATGATGATGAACCAAAATTTAAAAAAGGTTCAGCATTTAAATTTTCTAATCCTGATGAACTTCTTAGTTCACCAACAGAAGTTAATGAAGGCATTAATTTAGGTTCTTCACTAGGTCCAGAATTAAAATCAGGTAAATCTATACTTGAAAGTTCAGGAAGATTTAAATTTACTTGCTCAGATTGAGCAATTTTAGGATTTGTTAATAAATCAGCACCAAAAATAGCGTCCATATTTACTTGTTAGAATTACTCAGTTCTTAAAACTACAACGCGCATTTAAAATGGATTTTATTTTTTTTGTTTTAAATCAAAGTAATGCTTAAACTTATTGACCTTAAATCACCTTTACCGCTTGTAGAGAATCCATTTGGGTTTCCAATGGATCCTTTTCAAGTATTTGCTGCACATGCTATATCCCAAAATGAAAATGTTCTTGTTACTGCTAAAACTGGTACAGGAAAAACTCTTGTTGGCGAATATCAAATTCTACATTCTTTAAAGAAACAAAAACGTATTTTATATACAACTCCAATTAAATCTCTGAGTAATCAAAAATTCCATGATCTTAAAAAAATTCATCCATCTGTTGGAATTATGACTGGTGATATTAAATTTTGTCCTAATGCTGATATTGTTGTTATGACTACTGAAATTCTAAGAAATCTTTTATTTAAACAAGGAACTACAACTGAACATATTGGTATTACTGCATCCTTGTCCCTAGATAATGTAGATGCAATTATATTTGATGAAGTTCATTATATTAATGATCCTGCTCGTGGAAAAATTTGGGAAGAATGTTTTGTTCTTGTTCCTTCAGAAATTAATTTAGTTCTTCTTTCAGCAACGATTTATAAACCTGAACCTTTTGCTGAGTGGTTAGGTAATTTAAAACAAAAACCTATTCATTTAATTTCTACAGAATATAGAAATGTTCCACTAATTCATAAATTAGAAAATGGGAAAATTTTAATGAATCATGAAGATAAATTTGATTCATCTGAATATTTAAAATATGTTCAAAATTATTATGAAACTGAACAAAAAAAGAAAAAACATAAAGAAAAAGTTTCTCAAAAAGATTCTGATAAAGTTGTAAAACGAGATTTTAAAGATAATTCATTTCTTCATAAAGCAAATGAACTTGTTTTAGAACTAGAACGTACAGAAAAATTACCTGCCTTGTTCTTTGTTCTTTCAAGAAAAATGTCTTGTGAATATGCTAATAAAATTTCAACTACTTTATTAACATCATCAGAAACTGCTAATGTTAAACATATTATTAGTTTTAAATTACATAAATTTAAAGATGTTTTAGTATCTTCTCAATACTTTGATTTATTACCTTTATTAGAAAAAGGTATTGGATTTCATCATAGTGGTGTTCTTCCTATTCTAAAAGAAATCACTGAGATTTTATTTGGTATGGGACTTGTAAAAGTATTATTTGCTACTGAGACATTTGCAGTTGGATTAAATATGCCTACTAAAACTGTTGTATTTACATCATTTCGTAAACAATCAGATTCAGGATATTTCCGTATGCTAAGACCTGATGAATATACTCAAATGGCTGGCCGTGCAGGACGTAGAGGTAAAGATACAGAAGGTATTGTTATTTATCTTCCTATTCGTGAACCTGAACCTCTTGCTGAAATGAAAGCTATGATGACTGGATTAAAACCTTCTGTAACTTCACAATTAAAATTTACTTATTCTTATATTCTTCAACAAATTCATTCTCGTAAAGATATTTTAGATAAAACTTATTGGAAACAAGAAAGATTATGGGATATTTCTAATTTAGAAAAAGATATTGAAAAAACTATAAAAGAACTTCCTCAAATTCCAGAATCTGAACTTCTAGAATGTAAAGAATATCAAAAAATTATTAATATGGAACAATCTAAAGAAAAACAAAGATTACTTTCTCAATGGAATAATTCTCACTTACATCCTAAATGGAAAAATATTCTAAATAATTATAAACTTCTAGAATCTTCATTAAAAACTATTGAATTAATGAAAGAAGAAATTGAAAAATTAAAAGAACTTCCTTCTGAAATTAAACATAAATATAAAATTCTTGAAAAAACTGGATATATTTTAAATGATTCTTTAACAATGATGGGAACTTTAGCAGCAGAAATTTATGAAGGTAATCCTTTATTAATGTCTTATGCTTATAATAAAAAATTATTTCATAAATATTCAGCAGAAGAAATTACTATTTTCTTAAGTATTTTCTTAGAAACTGATGGGTTTGAAGATGTTTCTTATTTAATTCTTCCTACTCATCCTACTTATGAATTACAACAATATGAATTAAAATTATCACAATATGATACATATTCTGAACAAAAAATTTCATTGTTTTGGTGTGATTTAATTAAAGATTGGATTGAAGGTGAAACTTCTAAAAACATATGTGAAAATTATAATATTAATGAAGGAACTCTTGTAAAAAATATTTTGAAATTAAATAATTTAGTTGATGAATGGACAAATTTAGCAAGAATTTCACAAGATGTTGAAATTATTGAAAAAATGAAAGATATGAAAAATATTTTAGTTCGTGAAATAATTATTCCTGATAGTTTATATCTTCAAATCTAAATACAAGACGACTTTTCCATGATGATTGATTCATATCAACAGAATAAATAACTTTACCATATGTTCCAACATTTGAAGTATTTTTACATGTAATGATTTTTTTCCATTCAGGTATCCATATACGATGATCAGTTAATATAGTACCATAAGTTATTCTCGTTGGTTCTATAATTTTACGAAGAAAGAATAAATCTCGTTCATATTTCTTTGTTTGTGTTGATCTTTTATTTAATATATCAATATCACAATCAAATTCTTTATCTTCAACTAAATTCATTTGATTTATAATATCAACAAATCTTCTAATAGGTGAAGTAGCATGGCAATATAACTTTTGTAATCCATAATGTATTGCATCATTTGATGGAATAACATACTTTGCAGATTTATTTGATAAAATTTCTAAATCTACTCCATATTTTTTAAATGTCTCTAGTTTATCAGGTGATTCTTGTGCTCTTAAATAACCTTTTTGTTTTTTTAATAAGATTTTAGCTGCTTCACAATTATAGAAAATCATTAATTGTTCAATCCATTCGTGTGAATCAGTAATATTTTTTTGTGCAAGATATGATGCAATATCTTTAAGTAAGTTTGAAAATTTTGATTTATAAATACTTTCATATGTAAATGATTCATTATTTATAAATGTAATTTTTGTGAATGAAATATCTGTTATTTCATTATTCCATTTAAATTTTAATGCAATTCCTCTACGTTTTTTTCCAGGTAAAAGTGAAACTTCTTCTTGAAAAGGTAGTAATGGAGCAATAATTTTTCCATCTTTGTATAAAGTTTGTCCAACTTTAGATGCTAGTTCAAAACATTTTTCATTATTATTTATCCACGAATATACATCTGCAATAACAATATAAATATAACCATCTTCACCTAGTAAAATTGTATCATCAATATCTAAACATCCTTCTGGATCAACATTAAATGAATAACCACTAATAAAATTATCATCTTTAAATTCAGGAATATTTATAATTTCTTTAAACTTTTTCCATGGTCTAATAGCATAATGATATAATAAAGCATTCTCTTCTGCTATTTTATCTCCACAATTTCCAATAATTTCTACTAAAATTCCATTTGTTAATTTTGTTTTCTCCCAATTTTCTACCGTTATTAAGGCAAGAATATTAGAAGTTCTATCAGTTCTTGAACATCCAACTACACATAATCCTAAAGTTTTATCAAATGGACGAAACAAATATTTTGTAATATTTCTTGATGACCTTCCATATGTTATGGAAGAATTTAACTCTAATATACCAACAAACATTAATTATTTTAATAAAGTTGTTTTTATTTTCCATTTTCCATAAACCAAAGACCTTGTAAAAAAGCATCAGCTAAATCATCTTTTTTAGGATGTTTCAAAAGATAAGTTTTCCATTCTTCTGTTGGACATAATGTAGATGCATGAATAATACCTGTTTTCTTTCTACCTTTATATGATTTAGTTGAATCTTCTAAAGTAGTTATATTTGTTAATTTATGTGTTGCAGAAATTCCTTTAACTTCATATCCATGACATACAAACCACATGTGCATCATTCCTTGAACTGCTAACATTCTTTTATCAGGTTGCTGTTCAAATATAACTTTTGTTGCCCCATTCCATATAGAAGTTCTGGATGTTAATGCAGTAGAAATTAATGGCGCTAAATCTACAACTGACCCTGCTTTACATGATTTAACACATCTTTTCCAAATAGGATTTTTAGAATAAATATAATTTACATGTTCTTTTTTAGTTTTAAATTCTTGTTCTGATTCTTTTTTTAATTGTTCAATAGTTTTTTTACCTAAAGCAGATTTAGTTTGCGATTTTCCTTTATGTAATCTACACGCAAATTTATCTTGCCATGTCCATGAAGCAACTTTTTTACATTTAAAACAATTTTTTATACCTGCTTCTGATCCTTCTGCCATAACATCAATTAAATCCCAATTTAAAATTTTGAGATTTTTTCGTGATGTTCCTTCCATAATACAAAAAGCTAAATTTCTTAATCCTACATCAAAAGAAATTAGTTTCATTATTTATTCAAAACGGATAATATGTAGATTACAAAGAGAAAGTTAAGATGTACACACGTGATTATCTATATTCGCTTTACAACACAGAGAAGAAGAGGCGTGAAGATGCTTATATTTCTACTGCAATTGATGAAGTTAAAGATGTTATTCTAGATCTAGCAAGTAAAGGTAAAACTCAATATATGTGGTATTCAAGGGAAGCACTAAGTCAACGACAACAACATGAAATTCTTAAAAGTCTTCAAGTTCTATTTCCTGATTCAAAAATTACGAAACGTCTAAATGGACTATTTGTTGATTGGTGGATTTAGATTAATTGAACTTAATTATAAATAATGAGAGTGTTTATATTATGTTTATTATATGGGAATGAACTTGAAGATATTCGTATATGTATAAATTTTGAAACTGGAATGAAATTTCTTGAAAAATATAAGAAGTCACATCAATTACTTGAATATAACATTACTGATGGAATAACTGACCCATCTCCTCTTTTTTCATATTCATATAATAATGATACTTTTGTAAAATATACTTTTTAAAATACATTCTTTATTAACCATTTATAAATCCAATTTATATGTAAAATAATAGTTGGAAAAAAGGCAGAAGAAATATATATTTTTGGCATATCAGGTGTAGCCATTAAATAAATATATAAAATAACTTCATATAAAATCCTAAATAAAAACATAGTTATTCCAAATAATAAATTAGATCGTAAATTTGGAAACATTGTTCCAATAGAAAATATTAATGTTGGTATTTCAATAGGACTCATTACAAATGCTAATGATGTACCTTTATGATACAAAGCAAATAAAGCATTAAAAATATAAAATATATGATGTGTCCAATCAAATAATTTAGGATAATCAACCATTCCAATGATACAATCTAAAAATAAAGAAGACATAAACCATAATGTTATTGTTCTATGTATTGAAGATTCGTTATTATACAAATCTTGAAAATATTCTTTATATGTATTTGTTGAAATACTTTTAAAGAAATTTATTAGAATTGGTATTGATCCTAAAACAAATAATAATGAAGCACCTAATAAAAATATCCATGATTTTTGTTTTAAATTTAAATGATCTCTTAATAAAAAGTAAATTATTATTTGAATACATGTAAATCCGATGAAAAATAATATATCCATTATTTTTCAACGTTTAATTATTTAGCTTATAGATAACGCTAATTTAAGCAATTGCTTTTAGAAGTTGTAGAAGCATAGGTTTAGAATCACGCTTTCCAAATGGAATACCTTTTTTAGTAAGAAGTTCTTTTAATTGAGTAGCAGTTTTAGATTGCAGATCATCTACATCTACTTCTTCTTTAGGAGGACCTTCAACAAGTTCAACTTTATCTTCTACTGATAATCTATCATCATCTTCTGATTCAGGTTCAGGTTGAACTTTATGTTCAGGTTCAGGAAGAGGTTGAGATTCTACATCTTGTTCATCTTCATCTTCATGATGATGTTCCTCAGAATGTTGAGTAAATTGACTAGCCATAAAGCTTGAAATAGATTGCATATGTTGAAGCATACGAGTTTGCTGCCAGTATAAATAACCAACCATACCAGCAAGAACAAAAATCATTGACGCCAACACAATAATTGTAACATATGTAAGTTCCATTTTAATTCTTTATTAAGTTCTTTCTTTTTTGCTTTAAACGAATCTTTTATGTTCGTAAATATTAAATGTCTGGTTTCTTTGATGAAGATGGAGATGGAAATAGTCCTCCAATTCCAGTTGGTGTGTATGATTCACCCCCATCAAGAACACCACAGCCACCATCACCAGTACCACTACCAAGAACAGGAAGACCACCTAAATCTATTAAAGCTAAACTTACAGCAGAACAAAAGGAAGAAATAGGGAAAAAAGGCATTGCTGGAAAAGGTAGGAAAACAAAGAAACGTAAACCTAAAAGTCGTCGTCGTCGAAACGGACGGACGTATCGGCGTTCATAGGTTTAGAATATTCTGAAACTTTCTTTTCAAAGAAATTAGTTTTACCTTCCAAAGAAATTAATTCCATAAAATCAAATGGATTTTGAGCACTAAAGATTTTAGGAATACCTAATTGAAGAGCTAGCCGATCAGCAACGAATTGAATGTATTGAGTCATATCTCGTGCATTCATTCCAATTAATGAACAAGGTAATGCTTCACAAATAAATTCAGTTTCAATTTTAACAGCTTCTACAATAATATCTTGAATTTCTTCACGAGAAAGTTTATTTTCCAAAAGATGATAAAGAGCAACAGCAAATTCTGTATGCAAACCTTCATCTCTTGAAATTAATTCATTTGAAAATGTAAGACCAGGAAGTAAACCACGTTTCTTTAACCAATAAATAGCACAAAATGAACCACTAAAGAAAATACCTTCAACGCATGCAAATCCTACTAGACGAGTAGCATAAGATTCAGGTGAATCAATAAATTTTAGTGCCCACCTAGCTTTCTTTTGAATACACGGACTTAGATCAATTGCACGAAACAATTTCTTTTGTTCTTCAGGGTCTTTAATATATTGGTCAATTAGAAGAGAATAAGTTTCAGAATGAATACCTTCCATCGCATTTTGAAATCCATAGAATAGACGAGCAACAGGAGAACTAATTTCTTTTTGAAATCTAGTAGCAAGATTTTCTTGAACAATTCCATCACTACCAGCAAAGAATGCTAGAACTTGTGAAATGAAATATTTTTCTGGGTCTGATAATTTATTCCAATCTTCTTTATCTTTTGAGAAATCAATTTCTTCAGGAATCCAGAATACTGCAACAGATTTTTTATAAAGTTTCATTAGACCTTGTTCTTTAGGAGAAATGGGGAACAAAGTATACTTTTCTCCCATTGTCTTTGAGGTTGTGTCAAATAGCGGCTCCATATTCTTTACCATTAATATAAAAATGGCAAATTCGTTTTCACCAAACTATTTAAATAATATATTTCAACAATCAATTGTTCAGGGTCCTACTGGACCTACTAGTGCAATAGATTTAGTTGGTATGAGGAATATCACTACTAAAGATAGTAATATTACTATAAATGGAGATGGTAATGAAACAGGATCTTTAGGAGCACAATATATTACATTACCTGATTTAAATGGTAAACAAGAAACATATATTTGGGCAGAAAAAAATACTTTATTATGGCAACCATTTATTGGAACAAATCCTCCTGGTGCAACTGATTTAATAGGTTGGGTTCCAAAATTAGAGCAAACACTAACAGTTCCTATTTTAGATCCTATTACAACTACGTTACCACAATTAGTTACTTCTTATAATAATTTAGTTGGATTTTTATATCAGAAAAAACTTGTATTTAAGAAACCACAATCAAATCCTCAAACATATAATTTATACGCTAATCCAATTTCTTTAAAACCTATTATAACAACACCATATACAAATACATATCAAAATGTTTTTAGTATAAATAATTCTATATGGACAACATTAGGAATTACTAGAGTAGATCAAATAGAAAACATTAATTTAAACTTTTATTCTGAAATTTTTTTTAGACAACTTAATCCAGGAAGTTTTTTTATGCCTTCTTATAATATAGATTCAGTTTTAAATTCACTTAATGTTTCAGATGCTAGATTAACATTTTCTTCTGATGATTCAAAAATTAGTTATTATGCATATCATAGAAGAGTTACACCTAATACACCGAATGTAACTGCTATAGGATCACATGATATTTCAGTTCCTACAAATACACAAACAATAATACCACAAAATAATTATATAATAACATCACAAGATACTTTACAAAACTTACTTGGTGGAAAAAATGGAGATCCTAATTTAATTGATACTACAAAGGGTATAAATATTTATTTTTTTATTAGTTCAACTCCTGAACCACTGCCATTTGTTCCAAGGGCCCATCTAACTAATTCTAAATTAACAGGATTTGTAATTAATTATTATAATTAAATCTTTCCTACAATTTTATGTATCGATAATGCTGAAACACCTGAAACATCTGAAACAATTTTCATATCTGATTTAGATTTTAAATTCATTACTTTTGCTATTACACCTGCAACAATAGTTTTAGGTGTATGTTCGAATTCATCTTCTGATTTCAAAGAAATTTCATATAAATAATCTAAAATTTTATCTCTTTGTGAATCATTTAAGTTTAATGAAGCACATAATCTTTCTGCTAATCCTACTTGTGTTTGTAAAACTGAATTTTCTGTTGGATTAAATTGACTAATTGCCTTACATAAAGCACGAATATTCACAATGAACAATTTAGCTATTTCTTCATGACTACGTGGAGCATTATTATTACGACAAGCTACAAATACAGATGCAGCCATTAATGAACGACGAGTTTCTCCTCTAACTTTTTGTGCATCTTCCATATGTTTATAAAGTCCACATGCATCCATAATAATAGCTTTTGGTAATCCTGCTTGTGTACATGATAATTGAATAGCGTCAAATATACCCATCCATGATCTTTGACTATTTGAAGACAAAGACCAGCATGATAATCTTTGAATTGATTTTAGATTTGTATTATTTGCTGCAATACCTTTAAAAGATACCATAGAGCCATAAGAAGAATCAGGAAGAAGTTCAGATGTTACAAATCCTGTACGACATTGATCTTCTCCTTTATTATCTTCATAATTCCGCCATTCTGCACCTTCATCTATAACTTTCGATTGAATTTCTCCACATATCGTACATACTCTCTCACCTTCATCTATGATTAAATTATGTTTACAACTCATTTTAAGATAATTTTCTTAATAAATTTATTTTTCCGTTTTTTCAATAGGTGAATAAGATAAAGATAAATCTATTATTGAACCATGCTTAGGAAATATTTCTGAAAAATGTAATTCAAATAATTCATGAAATAAATATTTTAATTTACCAGTTAATGAATCCATAAATAAAAATACAGCAAATATATAGAATATACCTGAAATATATCCATCAACTAAAATATCTAATTCTTTACGAACAGGAAAAATAGGTGGTGATATTTCAATTAATTGACCACTCCAAAATGCAATAATAGACAAAAGAGATATTTCTACAGAAACATCTAAGACTTTATAATTAATAGTTCTTTTTTCCCATTTTTCATCATATTCGTCAAATAAATAATATAAAATGTATGATATAAATACACCTAAAAGAGTATAAAAGATTGCTAAAAATGCAGCATTCATACTTATGAAAAACTTTTCTTTTCCATTTGTGCGTAGCATCTTATTATTCTAGAAGCAATAGAAATACTCCATCTCTTGATTTTCCAGCATATTTATTGATTTTAATTTTTAAATTTTCAAGTGTTTTTGTTTTTCCTTTTAAATACCATTTACCATTTATACCATTTTTAACTATAACTTTACATCCATGCAAACATGCTAAATCAATCATTTCACCTTCTGTCTTTGTTTTTTCATATCCCAATGGTTCTATATCGCCATATGACCTATCAATATCGCATTTCAAATACCTTGTGATCGTATTGTAAGACATTTAATATTAATTAAAATCATAGTAATTCGTTTTATGTATTTGAATCTCTAGACATAAATGCAATAGTTGAAGGATCATATACTTGTGGACGATAATTAGTTGCTAATATAGGTTTACCTAAGTCACGTGTTTTTACTGGTTTTAACCATGAAATCATTAAATATTTAGTTTCAACTACCCATACCCAATAACCTGCTTTTGAAAATGCAGTAGTAAGATATTCCAAGGCTTCTTTTAAAGAAAATAAAGGATAACCAAATACATATGTTGGAACTTCAAATACTATATATGGAGCATTAGAGTTATGTATTGCTTGAGTTCTTATTTTTGATTGAATTTGTGCTATAACAGGTATCATAGCAGCCATTCTATTTTGTTTTCTTTCTTCTTGTTCATCCCATACGTCACGAGCTTTAAGCATTCTTTAATTATATTAAGTAAAGATGGTTTTACCATTTAAAAAACTTGTTTTAAGTGGTGGAGGTATGAAAGGAATTTTACATATAGGTGCTTTGAATGAATTATCTAAACACCAAGAACTTAACTTTCCTGATGGTGTTTGGGGATGTTCTATTGGTGCTATGATAGGTATTTTAGTTGCATTTGAAAAACCTTTAAAAACAGAACTTATTTCTAAATATATGAAATGGGATACATTAATACCTGAACCAAATATTAATCATATTACTAATTCTCTTTCTTCAAAAGGATTATTTACAATGGATGAATTTTCAGAAACTATTAATGAGTTTTTCAAAACTGAATTTGATCTTAATCTTACAACTACAAAAATTGGTGATGCTAAAATGCCTTTATATATCATAGCTTCAAATATAACTAAAGGTGTTCCAACCATATTTACAAAAGATGTTCTTTTAATGGATGCTTTGAAATGTTCTTGTTGTTTACCTTTTATTTATAAACCACAAGAATTATATGGTCAATTATATGTTGATGGTGGAATGTTTGTTCCTTATTTAAATATGATAGTTTCTGATGGATTACATTTAGTTTTAACTAAAAAAACAATTAAGGAACTTAATTCTGAAAATTTAGATTCAATAAGTCCAATAGATTATATGAGACAATTATATTGTTTATCAGTAGAACAATTTAAAAAAATTAATAAACCTGAATATTTAGTTAAATTAGATTATCCAAAATTATCATCAGATTCTAATTTAGATGATTTTAATATTGAAGATATTTTAAATCATTCTGGAAAATTAATGAATGATTTTCTCTTCTCCAAGAGCAGAAGTTAAAAATGCCCTGAATGAAGCAGTAGACGGTGGTCCTTGCATTTCATAAACTTTTTCTGAAGTTTCTAATTTGAATGTAGGATATGCTTTAATTTTATATAATGCTGTTTTACCTTTATCACTATCAGCATTAATTTCTTCCATAAAAATAGTTTTTCCTCCATAAGTATATTTACTTGTTTTTAACAATTCTTTCATTGATGACCATGGTTGCTGTGCTTTTTTACAATGAGGACACCATGTTGTATAAAAGAACATAAATGTAGCTTGTTGGGGGTCTTGATTATTTTGTAGAGGTGGGTCTTCAATTATTAGTTTTGATCCTGGTGCTACACCTGTAATTAATAAATAAATACCATATCCTACCAATAATAATATTAAAGGAATAATAACAGTCATAAAATTAAACCCTTCCATCTTTGCGAAATGTAGGATATAAAACTTTTGCCGAAAATCGTTGTTTTTCAAAATAATTTCTATAAACTTGTTCTTGACTTAAAGAAGGATTCTTTATTAGGGACCATACAATCTCATTAGTTTGTCGTTCAGGTTCATAAGGTTTAGGATTAATTTTATACCATAATGAGTTTGCTTTTACAATATTAGACATTATTAGTATTATGTATCTTACATATAAATTGAAAACGGATTACCTTTTCAACTTATATAGGATACTACAGCAACAAATGAAACATCTTACTCAAGTTCTTCAAGAAATGCGTGATCGTTTTCCTAATCTTTATTTTCAAATGTTTCCATCAAATAGCGGACCTTCATTTTGGTGGATTCGTGTTTATAAAAATATGAATTATTTTATGGATATTGAAGTTGATATTCATTATCATCAAGAATCCGTGATTGCATGTCTTATTGAAAATCGCGGATTCCAGCGTAAAGAGTTTTCATTAATTCTAGATTCTTTCCTAAATTCATTTGATTAAGGGAAACCTACTAGATGAGCACCAATACCGAAACCTGCACCACTGCGAGCAGATGAACCTACAGAAGGAGCATATACATCAAGAAGAGCAAATGTAGCCATCGCAACAAGTGCAATCATGCCAATTTCAGACATTTTTAAACCTTTGCCCGGAAGAAGATAAGCAGCTACAGCTACAGCTAGACCTTCTAGAGCATACTTTACAGCACGACTTACTAAATCTCCCATATCAAGACCAGGAAGAGAAGTTGATTTTTGCTCCGGCATTTTATAAACTTACATATAAATTATTTTTAAATAATAATGAAAAAACATTATAAATGTAGAGTTATTATTGACTCCGAAGTAGTAAAAAAACATAAAATTTATGAACCATCACAAATTGCTTTTTTTATTATGGCACATTTATATGACCCTGATGGATGGAGAAAACAAGGATATAGTTTTGAAAATGTTATTGAAGGAGAGGATATTCTTATTAGATTATCCTTGCCTGAAACTATTGAGAAAAAATGTGGTTTACCTAAACAACTTTCATGTGCTGAACTTGGAGGAAGACTTGTTTATTTAAATTCTGATAGATGGTTTAAAGGTTCTAAAAAAAGTAAGTTAAATTTACCTGATTATAGACACTATATGATTAATCATGAAATAGGACATATTCTTGGATTTGAACATACTAAATGTCCTTGTATAGGATGTAAAGTTCCCATAATGGTTCAACAAACTTTAGGTCTTCAGGGATGTAAACCCGACCATGGAAATGTTCGTTAAATTCCACTTTAAGAGAATCATCTATTAATAAACAAATGCCTCGCCAAGAACTACCTAAATTCGAAGATGATGGAATGCCGATTGATTATCTAGAAGAAGATACGGAAATCCCTAATCAACGTTATTGTATTCTTTCATTTATTTCACCTGAAAAAGTTATTAAAAGTCGTGAGAATTTTATGAATGAAAAATTCGTAGAGTTCCTTGAATATGACTGGAAAGTTAAAGGAATGGAACACTTTGTTGCCTTCCTTTCCAAAAAATATTCTCTAAAGATTGATGATCTTTTTAAAGACCTAGAAGAATTTACGAAAGTTCATAATGCTGAAATTAAGAAAACCGATATTCTTGAACAATATCAAATTTTCCTTCTAAAAAATGAGAAAGAACTTGATTCTGAATTTAGTGAAAAAGTAAATTTCCGTACTAATGTTCGTGGTGTAAAACTTCGTCGTGTTTTTGCTAATCTTGAAGAAGCTCAGACGTTTGCGAAAGTTCTTCAACGTCGTTGCCCGAATGATAATTTGTATGTAGGTAAAGTTGGTATGTGGCTTCCTTGGGATCCTTCTGAACATATGATGCCTGAAGTTGAATATGCTGAAAAAGAACTTAATGAACTTATGCGCAAATATAAAGAAAACGAAGTTAATAAAGAAATCTTTTTTGAAGAAGAAAAAGCAGAGAAAATTAAAGCTCAAAAAGAAGAGAATGAAAAACGTCGTAAACAAGCTCTTGCTGATGCAGGACAAACTGACCTAAAACAAATTGCTGAAACACTTGATACACCTGTACATCCTTCTGAAGGTGCTGTTCGCGATCTTTAAAATTATATCATCAAGTATTAAATGGAAGTAGAATCTTTAGGAAAAAGAAGACGAGTTCCTACTGAAAAAGGTTTAGCGTTGCAAAAAGCAACCCAAATAAAAGATGAAAAGGCAAAAGAAAGAGCTCGAAAAAGAGTTGAAGTCGCAAAAACTCAAGAAGAAGTTGATGAATTATCTTCGCTTTTTTCAAGAATTGGTATTGATACAACAGACCAAGATTTAGCTGCTGCATTTGGACAAATGGGAATGGGTCGTCGTAAAAAAACTAAAAAACATACTAAAAAATATAGAGGTAAAACTAATAGAAGACGAATTCATCAGATATAACAAAAACAAGAAGATTACAACTACTAGCAAATGATGATCTATTATTTCAAAATAAACCTCATAATTTGTCAGGAATAGAGCAATTGGTGGTGAACCTCCAAGAAGAAGTTTACCACCAGCTTTAAAATGTCTTTTAAGACCAACAGATGGAGGACTTTGAAAAGTTAATAATCCTAGATGTTGTGAAAGAATATAATATATTTGTATAACATAAAATGCCTGGAATAGTTCCTGATTCAAGTGTAAGAACAGCCCAAGTAGCTGCTAATGCGTTTACTAGAGTTCAAGTTGGTTTAATACAACAAGGTACTCCTAAACTTCATAATACTTTTGCTGCACAAATTGCTCAAGGATATAAGGTTAAAGGTCTTGCTATTCTTCGTAGTGGACGTTAAATATATTATAGTCTTATTTTATAAAATGCCAGTTCCTGATTCAAGTGTTAGAACAGCGAAAGTAGCTGCTAATGCATTTACTAGAGTTCAACGTGGATTAGAATTAAATGGTCCTAAAGCTCATAATATATTTGGTGCTTTACAAGTAAAATCTAGACGTCCTATAGGATTTGATTCTATAAAAGAATCTATTTCAAATTATGAAATTATTATTACTACTACTGAAAATGATCCTACTGCAAAGTTAGTTGAACAATTTAAATCTAATTATAGAATCTTAAATGCAAAAATGTTTTCTTTTACTCCGGATACAACAGGAAGATATTTATTTGTAGGTGAAACTGATGGATATCTTACTGTCGATATTATCTTAACAAAGAGTTCTGATGATATAATTATTAATAATTTTCAAATGATGGGGACTGATGAAGTTGTTAGAAAAACTCTTGAGAAAGATATAACCTATAACATTTATGTTGGAGCTAGTGTTTATGGTTCAGATGAAACGCTTGGAAATATAACACTTAACGTATCACTTATTACACCTGTTTTTAGTGATAATTTTGATACTACAAATGAAGACGAAACTATATACATAGATGTAACAGATATTGGTTTTTTTGATGAAGAAATAAAATTTAATAAAACAAAAACAATTCCTTTTACTCCAACTGAAACAGGTAAATATACATTCAATGTTTTGCAAATATCGCCTGGTTTGTTTCAATTTGGTTGGACTTCTATGATAGCCATAACAAATGATTCTGATAATATAGCTATTGCATTTAACGACAGTTTTTATAACAATCCCGCACTGGTTCAACCTGGTGTTGAATATGTTGCAAATAGTATAACAGGTAGTTTTATTAAAGATAAAACTTATAATATTTATGTTGGAGGTTCTGATTTACAATGGTCTGTTGGTCCACGTAACTTTGACTTTTTTAATCCTTCTGAAAAAAATTATGGTGAATTTACACTTGAGATAACAATAGAGACATCTAAATTTCAAGAAGCTTTTGATAATACTAATGAAACAGATAAGACATTAACTCGGGTTTATGAACAACCATATAACTTAAAGAACTCAAAAATGATTCCTTTTACTCCAGATGCTACAGGTACATATTCATTCTCAACACAAGATTCTGAATTCGATACTGCTATTGCATTAACAAATAATTCTGATAATATAGCTATTGGAGTCAATAATGATGAGAATCTGGGTTTTGGTGAAAATCTTCTTACAAGTTTTATGTCATTACATCTTATTAAAGGAACACCCTATCGTCTTTATGTTGGAAATGAATATCTTGAGGCTATTCCATTTAAGTCTATTGAAGATTCTAACGATAATGAAGAATATGGATTAGTTAAACTTAAGATATCACTTAATACAGGTTATTATGACGAAACTTTTAATACTCAGAATGAAAATGATAAGGATTTTGTTGATAGACGTATAATCTACAAAGCAAAAATGATTTCTTTTACTCCAGATACTACAGATACATATTCATTCTTTACCCAAACTCCTGATCCTCTTTTTACTACTATTGCATTAACAAATAATTCTGATAATATGATTATTAAAATTAATTCATTTTATGATGGTCCACCTTTAGAATATCAAGATGTTTGCAGTTATTTCGAAGCATCTCTTATTGCAGGAACAACTTATCGCATTTATGTTGGAACTTATGATCTTAGACTCATAGAAGATCAACTTGTAGAATTTAATATAATATCATCAGATAAGACATCATATAATTTTAATGAAATTATTGATGTTAGAGGTCGAGGTAATGTGAAATTAGTAGATCCAACAGAGTCCATAACACTCATAAAAGCAAAAATGATTTCTTTTACTCCAGATGTTACAGCAGCATATTTATTTGAAGTTTTTGATTCTGACTTTAATAATACTATTTTCTATATAACAAATAATTTTGATGATATAATTATCCTATCTAATTATGATAGAGAAGATTCACAAAGTTATATGAAAGCATCTCTTAATGCAAGAACAACTTATCGCATTTATGTTGGTGGCGTAAAAAGTAGATATGCTAATTATGGTTCAGTGAGATTTCAAATATCAAGAATTAATTAATTATTTTTTCCTTGTTGTTTTACATGAATCCATGGACTTGAAGATTTCTTTTGCATAGCTCCAGGATTATATTCATCTTGTGATAACATTGATGATGAAAATGGTTTATTATCAATCCATAAAGAATCACTACACATTCTAAATGATGGATGATCAGATGCTTTATACCAAAAGACCTGATCTTCTAATTTATTTGATTGAACACCATTACAAATTACAAGACATTCAAAATTTTCAGTACATTGATCCATAAATTGACAAAACATTTCAAATGTAGGAAACATTCCTGCATAATTTTCATATATACGACGTCTATTACCTAAAATTGTTTCACGTAAAATAAATACAAAATCAACGTTTGTTCTTAAATTAGGTGTGATACCTAGAGGATATTGCATAGTAATAATTGTCATTAAATCTATATGACGACCGTTCATAAAAACATATCGAGTAGATTCTTCTTTAATCCATGATGCATCATATAAACAATCATCTAAAATTAAGAATGCTCTTGTATCTATATTTGAATTACCACCACCTCTATTTTTATCAGCATTACGTGCTGTTTTAGCGCCTAATTGTCTTTTTATTACTCCCATAACTATTCCAGGCTCATATTTATCATGAATTAATTTTGATGGAACCATATGCTGAAAAAATTCATTCGCCACCTCAGTTCCTGATATAACAGTTCCAATAGGAAATGCAGATTGAGTATTACATAAAATATCACGAACTAAGAAAGATTTTCCTGTATCTTTTTTACCAATAATAACTATCATTGGAGATTTTCTTGAATCCATCTCACATCTATCTCTCAAAGTATCAATATTAAACTTTTTGATTTGAAAGTTCATCTTATTATTAGTGCGTGAATATTTAGATAATTGAATTAACTTATTTTAATAAGAATGTCTAAGAAAAAACAAGGATCTATTTCTTTAAATGTCCATAAATATACAAATTTAAAATATCTTCAATCTTCTGCTGAATCTTTATGGAATACTACATCTATTCAACCTTTTTTTCCTCCTATTGAAAAATTATTTAAAACTTCTTTACTAGAAAATTTCTCAGAATATGGTCTTAAATTTCCATCTGAAATTACAAATATAGTTTCTGAAAATACTATTTCTACTGTAGGAGGTAGAAATATTGATGTTCATAAAAAAGTTTCTATGATTCTTAATCCATTTAAATTAATGGAAGGTAGTTATGGGACAAATTTATCCTTGCCTTCTTCAATTGAACAATCTACTTCAGCACATAATAAAATTCAAAATCATAATAATGCCGCATATGTAGGTTCATTAATTTCTGCTTCATTAGCAGCTTCAGAATCTCATCATTTTCCTGAAATTTATGGAGTTTTTACTGGATTAAGAAAATCACATACTATTGATATTTCGGATGATTATGAAGATTTATGTGATAGGTCATGGTTTTCTAATAATATGGGTAATACATTTACTTTAAAATTAAATGAAAAGATTGAAAGTGCTGATGAATTTAAACATACAAGAAGTATGCGTCCAAGTATTCAATTAGGTGAATCTATAAGTATGGATTTTAATGAACTTGAAAGTATTCAAACTGATTCAAAAATTGCTAGTATGAGTCCTTTATTTAATGATACAATTAAAGATGATTCAGAATCTGATTCTTCATCTGTATCAACTTCATATATTTTTGCAATAAAATCATGTGATTCTTCTATTATGTCTGAAGAAGAAGAGTTTGAATATGATGAAGATGAAGATAATGGAGATGAACCATTTGCATGGGCAACATTTTCTAATGTTCCAGTTCAAATTACTTTAATGGAAAAATGTAAAGGAACTTTTTTTGAATTAATTACTTTAAATACTGAATCATATAAACATGAAGCATGGTTTGCTCAAATTATTCTTGCTTTAACATTTGCACAAAGTAAATTTTCATTCGTTCATAATGATTTGCATGCAAACAATGTTATGTATATTGAAACTACAGAAGAATTTTTTTATTATAATTGTGGAGGAACATTCTTTAAAGTTCCTACTTATGGATATTTAATTAAAATTATAGATTTTGAAAGAAGTAGTTTTTCTTTAAAATTAGTAGGACTAAAAGAATCTAAATTTTTTATGAGTGATCAATTTTCTTTAGATGAAGAAGCAGGTGGACAATATAATTGTGAACCTTTTTATAATTCTAAATTTCCTTTAATAAAACCTAATTTTTCATTTGATTTAGTTAGATTAACTACATCTTTATTCTGGGATTTATTTCCTGAAGGTCCTCTTAAAGAAAACAATTCTTTATTATTTAAATTATTTATGAAATGGTTAACTTTAGATGATGGTTCTTCTATTCTATTCAGTAAAAAAGAACCTACTCATGATAGATTTCATGGATTTCATCTTTATAAAGCTATTGCTCGTTTATCTAATAATGCTATTCCTCGTAAAGAAATTATGGAATTTAAAGAATTATTTAGTATAACAGAAATTCCTGCTGATAAAAAAGTATGTTTAATTGAATAATAATTTTATTTTTCACAAAGAATCATGATATTTATCCACGATTCTTTGAAGATTTAAAAACGAATAAATAAAATAACTAAAATTATATTTACAATGGAGACACCACAATTAAAAGTTTATTCATCTCGTAAACATCCTAATGATATGAAATATGGTAAACGTTCAAGACAAAGAGGTTGGTTTTGTTCATGTGGTGGACAATTCTGTGATAATGGTACTCAGCGTCCAATTGCTACATCTGGTAAAACTGGTTCTAGAAAAAAAACTAAGGGATTAGGTCTTAAAGAACAAAAAGAAAAGCAGTTATACGAATGTATTGACATTAATTATGCAATTGTATGTAGAAATGAAGAAGAAGAAGATTAAAATGTTGGAACACCTACAAACATATCTTGTGTTTCAGAAGCAAGAGTTTGTAAGGGTTTTGTTAGGTCAGGCATATTTTCACCAGTAGTAGCAAATACTACTCCTGCTGTTATAAGTCCGCCAAATACAGACAATTTACTTGCTTGTGACCAATCTATAGCTTCAACTTTAGATTTACGATCAAGAGCATAAAGAATAAAACATACAATTGCAACTGCAAGTGGAGCTACTACAATCATCATTTGTTGAAAAATAGGGCAAATCTTTATAAATTTAGAACGAGCGTCTCACTTGCTTTTTTTGTTAATTCTTCCATTGCATCTTCTTCTTTAGGAGGTTCTTCTTTAGTAGAAACTTCAAATTCTTTAATTTCAATTGATGCGACCTCGTCACTCATAACTAAATTTGGTTTTAATTCATCTTCTGATTCAGCAACAGACTCTTCTTCATCTTCTGATTCAAATGTTACATTTCTAGGAGCTTCAGGAAGAGGAACAACTATAGGTGTAGGTAAATCAGATGTTTCAGGTTGAGAAAAATATTTTTTAGTTATAGATTCCCATGGTAAGAAAGAGGTTATAACTTGTTCCATACATTCAGAAATAACTTTTTCAATATCTTGGCGATTTCTTGCTTGTTGTTCAGTTGATACACCAACTGTTCTAAATAAATAAGCTACTTGCCATAATTTACGGGCAGAATGTTTATAAAGTTCATTAATAAATTCTACTAATGTAGGTCTATCAAAATCAATTGATAGTTCG